ATAGTGGTCGTTCAGAAGCTCTATCTCTACTGATATTGGATGAGGCTGCTTTCATTGATAAGATTGAACCGATATGGGCTGCTGCTTCACAGACATTATCTACTGGTGGGCAATGTATTGCACTTTCCACTCCAAATGGTGTGGGTAATTGGTTTCATAAAACTTGGGTAGGTGCAGAAGATGGAACAAATGATTGGAATTGGATACGATTACATTGGAACTTACATCCCGAAAGAAATGACGAATGGAGAAAAGAGCAGGATAAGCTATTAGGTCCTTCATTAGCTGCTCAAGAATGTGATTGTGATTTCATCACTTCTGGTCAAACAGTTGTTGATGGTGTTATATTAGAGGAATATAGAGAAACACATACACAAGACCCTTTGGAAAAGCGTGGTATCGATAGTAACTTTTGGGTATGGCAACCGCCAAACTATACAAAGGAATATGTTCTTTCTGCTGATGTCGGTAGAGGAGATAGTGCTGACTACTCTGCATTTCATATTATGGATATCGAAAGTATGGAACAGGTTGCTGAATACAAAGGTAAGATTAGCACAAAAGATTTTGGTAACTTATTAGTCAATACTGCTACAGAATACAACAATGCCCTATTGGTTGTTGAGAATAACAATATCGGGTGGGCTGCTATTCAACAGGTAATTGACAGAGGATATGATAGACTATTTTATACCAGTAAAGACTTACAATATGTTGATGTTGAAAATCAACTAACAAATAGATACAGAGTTCAAGACCGAAATATGGTGCCTGGTTTTTCTATGACAATGAAAACCCGACCATTGGTAATCGCTAAATTAGAGGAATACTTTAGGGAAAAGTCGGTAATTGTTCGTTCAAATCGATTAATTGATGAACTTTTTGTATTTATATATAATAACAATAAAGCCGAAGCTATGCAGGGTTACAATGATGACTTAGTGATGAGTTTTGCTATATGTTTATGGGTAAGAGATACTGCTCTTAGATTAAGGCAAGAGGGTATTGATTTACAAAAGAAAACATTGGGTAATATTGCATCACAGATGCTTCCACAAACACCAACTAATGAAAATAGTAGTTGGGAAATGGATGTTAATGGTGAGAAAGAAAACTTAGAATGGCTACTTAACTAAGAGGTAAAATTATGGCTGATAAAGACTTATTTTCAAGACTAAAACGATTATTTTCTACGAATACAATAGTTCGTAATGTAGGTGGTAGAAAATTAAAAATAATGGATACAGGTCAACTGCAATCCAAAGCTAAAAATAATTTAGTGGATAGATATCAAAAGCTGTATTCTAATATGCAACAATTAGGATATAATGATCAATTGTATTCACAACAGTTAAGATTGGGATTATTCAGAGACTACGAATCGATGGATTCAGATTCAATAGTTGCTTCTGCGCTAGATATTTATTCGGATGAATCTACAATGAAGAATGAATATGGAAATGTATTGGCTGTCAAAACAGATAATAATCAAATTCACGATATATTACACAATCTATTTTATGATATATTGAATATAGAATTTAATCTATGGCCGTGGGTTCGTAATATGACTAAGTATGGGGATCATTTTTTGAAGTTGGAAGTCAATGATAAGTACGGTATAACAAATGTTGTTCCTTTATCTGCTTATGATGTGGCTCGTTTGGAAGGACACGATTTAACAAATCCACAATTAGTTCAATTTCAGATCACACCTAATAGCGGTGCTCAAACGCATAGACATACTGCACAAAAAACAGAACACATTATATTAGAAAACTATCAGGTAGCTCATTTTAGATTATTATCTGATGCTAATTATGTTCCTTATGGTAGGTCTATGTTGGAAGCTGGTAGAAAAGTGTGGAAACAGCTAACACTTATGGAAGATGCTATGTTAATCCATAGGATAATGAGGGCACCTGAAAAGAGAGTGTTCAAATTAGACATTGGAAACATACCACCTGCTGAAGTTGATAACTTTATGCAACAAGCAATTAACAAAATGAAGAAGGCTCCTGTTATCGATGAAAAAACAGGCGATTACAACCTACGATATAACATTCAAAATCTTACAGAAGATTTCTTTTTACCTGTGAGGGGTGGAGATAGTGGAACATCTATTGATAGTCTGGCTGGATTGAGTTATGACGCAGTAGAGGATATAGAATACTTGAAGAACAGATTGTTGGCTTCACTTAGAGTTCCAAAGGCTTTCTTAGGATATGAGGAAGGATTGGGTTCTAAGGCTACTTTAGCTGCTGAAGATGTTAGGTTTGCCCGTACTATCGAAAGAATACAGAGAATTGTAGTGAGTGAGTTGAATAAAATCGCTGTTGTTCATTTATATGCACAGGGTTTTAGGGATCAAGAGCTTGTAAACTTTGAGTTAGAGCTTACAAATCCATCTACAATCTACGAACAAGAAAAAATTGAACTATGGAATAACAAAACTTCTCTCGCAGACTCAATGTTAAGAGATGGTTTAGTATCTTCAGAGTGGGTTTATAAAAATGTCTTTAATTTTAATGATGATGAGATAAAAGAAATAGATGAACAGGTAGTTTTTGACTACAAAACTAAGTTTAGAAGGCAACAAATTGAAGCCGAAGGTAACGATCCAGCAAAAAGTGGACAGTCGCAAGGCACACCATCGGATATGGCTATGGGTAGAACAGGTCATGAGTTAGATGATGAGGGTGGATCGGAAGAAGGTGGGCAGCCAGGCGCTGGAAGGCCTAAAGAAGCTAATAAATATGGTAAAGATAGCGGTGTAAGAGGCAGAGATCCGTTAGGAGCACATGATAAAAAGATGGCTTACTCACCAAAATCTTTGCACACCTATGAAAATTTACTAAAAAATCTAAGTGCACAAGAAAAAAAGTTAATTAGTGAGAGTAGTGAGGTTGAAAGTGAGTATAAAACAGAAGTCTCTTCTCTAAATACTAATAAAAATTAAATTATTGTATATTTATATATAGAGTATACTAAAAACGATTGGAGTCGGTAATGAATACAAAAATAAAGCACTCAAAGATTAAGAATACTGGTATTCTTTTTGAGTTACTTACGAGACAGATAACGGTTGATATAATGAATGACAAAAATGGAAAAGCTGTATCCATTTTAAAGAATTATTTTTCGCCTAAAACAGAATTGGGTAAAGAATATGGATTGTATAAGATATTAACTACTGAAAAATTTAATACTGAGAGCAAAGCAGATCATTTAATCAATGCTGTGCTCAGTTCTTACAAAAAAATCAATAGAAAATCTCTAAAAAGAGAAAAATATAATTTGGTAAACGAAATTCGTAAAGCATATGATGTAAATCAGTTCTTTATGGCCAGAATTCCTAACTATAAGGTGTATGCTTCTGTTTTTAAGCTGTTTGAAACTCAAACCAACTCCAATCCCGTCATAGAAACAGAAAGTAAGTTCACAATTATAGAAAATATCACAAATAAAGAGATTTCTGCCGATAAAAAGAAGAAATCTGTGATGGAAAGCTACAAAAAGTCAGAAAAAGACTTGAGATTGTTAGCATATACTGTTCTTGTCGAAAAATTTAACAAAAAATATAAAAATTTAAGCCAAGAACAGAGAAATTTACTCAAAGAGTATATAAATAACATTTCTAACACAAATTCACTAAAAGAGTTCATCGAATCCGAATCCGTAAAGGTAAAAACTCAACTCCAATCGTTTTTAAAGGGTATTGATGACAAAGTTACAAAAATAAAGCTAAAAGAGGCTATCAAACAGTCACATAAGTTATTAAAAGGTCGAATCGTTGAAGATAAACACGTAATCACTTTAATGAGATACTATGAACTTTTAAAGGAACTTAAAAATGTCAAATCAAGCTAAGCTCAAACAGATAGTTCGTGAATTGATCAAAAAAGAGATGGAAGAAGCTTCCACTTCATCTGCTACGCCTGGTTATCAGACTCCATATGCATTTAGTGGCGGCAGAAAGAAAGATAAGAAGAAAAAGAAAAAGATAGCTAATGCCGCAGGATACAATGTAGTTAAAGAAGTTAAGATAGGTCGTTATGATATCGGTATGGGTTCTTTAGGTAATGGTATTACTTTATGGAATCGTAATGTAGAAAAAGCTGGTGATTATAAAAAAATTGCCCATATCGCACCTAATGGTAAAATAACAAATCACGAAAAAAGACAACCAAAAGAAGTCACAGCATTTATTGAAAAGATAGCCAAAGGCATGAAGGATAAGCCAAAGAATGAATCTATCAATGAGGGTAGGTATCACGATTATAGAAATGATGAGTCAATGACTCCAAAACAAAAAATTGGTCGTTCAATGAGAGAGATAAGAGATTCTCTTAATGAACTGAATAGATTAGTTAAGATGAATGTTCGTCTTAAAAATGAATTAAAAGTGGATTCACGTTCCTATTGGAAGAATACACATAAAGCTTTAAACAAAATAAGTGAAAGGTTAGTAAAACTAGCAAATAAAGTAGGGCAGTTACAGTAGCTGGAGTCACTATGGCGTTTGAGGATAAGAAGAAGTCCTATATGGACACGCTTTTTAGTATTTCGACTTTGCTGAAAAGATGGCAAGTTGAGATATCTAAAAAGGATATAGATAAGAATTATATGATTAGAAGGCTTGGCCAATGGATAGAACAATTGGAAAGTCTCAGAACCGAAATTATGATGGAGAAAGACTAATGAAAATATTAGAATCCTATAAAAAAATGGCTAACTCATTGCTCTTAGAGATAGATGATGAGAAGATGATTAAATATAAAGATAAAGATGGTGAGTCAAAAGAAATGAAAGCCGGTTCTGCTAAGACTATGCCCGATGATCATCCAGCAAAGCAAGTTTGGCAAAAGATGTCAGATGCTGAGAAAGGCGGCGATGATAGTGAAAAAGATGGTGG